CTCTCCTTTTTTCTGTTATTGAATGTGTTGGTAAATTTTACCTTCTAGGATATAGTTTAGTTGCCACATGTTTGTGAACTCAGCACCAAGACTATAGGCAAGGTCTAAACAGTCAAGGAGCTCTTCTTCATCATACCCTTCATCAATGAATCTATCAAAGATGTCTTTAGGTCTCATGAATTGTGACTTACACATTTCTGTGAGGTAGTCTTCTGCTTTTCCATAACCCTTACCTTTTACCCACAAGCTAGGTCTTGCTCCTCCAAACTTAGGTGCAAAGTTAGCTAGGTTTGAGGTGCGTGTGTAGGTTGGCTTTGGTTTTGGTGGTACATATTTAGCTACATACTTCCATTCGCTTGTGTCTTGTTTTACTGACCATTTAATGAACTTGATTAGCCCTTGTGTGTTATATTCATAGGCATCTAGGTTAATAAATTCGTCTGTGGTATGCTCATGTCGATAACTTGCTGATACATTCACAATAGGCTTGTTTAAATGTGGACCAAGCACTGCTACGTCTGTGTATGAACCTGTAGCCATTGTGTAGGTCTTTCGTAGCTCATCAAAGATTTCCTTGTGTGATTCAGGGTCAAAATCATACGTTACCATTTCATGCCAAGAACGCTCATGAAACCCTCTGTCAATTTGGATAAGCATAGAAGCCATTTTTAGCCCCTCTAACGCATTTTCTTCTACTGCCTTCCTAGAACCCACACAACCCACTTCTTCGTCTGTAGTGAACAAAATATGAGGTCTGAGACCCATCTCAAGAATATCTAGGATAGTCTTAACTCCCACACGGTCATCAGCACCCAAACATTGAATACTAGACTTGCATTCAGGAGACAATAGGATATAGCGCTCTGTGACTAGAATATCTTGTACTTCTGGTGTACGGTCTTTTTCTGTGCTAAGGGTTGAACCATTACTATAATAACTTCCATAGCTATAATTCTTACGCTTTGTGTTGATTGTGTCTAAATGAGCTACAAGACAAGGCTGATTTTCTTCTGAGCTAATAGCTTGAATCATGTAGTCTGTTACCTTAATTTGATAACCATAGTCAGCCAATACTTCTGGAAGCCATTCTTGCATTTCTGTTTGTGTTTTAGTTAGTACATCAATAAATGTGTGTTTCATGTTAATTCTCCTTTTAAATCAATTCCAATAGTTCTTTAGTAAGTGGTGTTAGTTCCTTAACTTCTGGTGCTTTCTCTGTGAGTTGTACACCAGTAAAGTTCATGTATTTTTGTTTCAATGCTCTTAGCTCAAAAGTATCTAAGCGGTCATAGAGTGTGCTTCGTAGGCTTTCATTATTGCTAATATAGTGTAGCATATCTTCTCTATCATAGTTTCTGAAAAGCTGTGCTGTACCCCATTTAGCATAGTCATTCTTGGCTTGGTTAGCCCAAAAGTTAATATTGTTATAATTTGGGTCATCATAAATTTTACACTCAATATCCATGCCCTTAATCTTAGAAAAGTCATCTACTTTCTTGTTAAAGAAGATACACAAGAGGACTGTAGTAAATTCATAGCATGCTTTGGCTCTTGTACCGTTAAAGTCTGCATAAGTACCAGCATGAGCAATATCGCTGTCTTTTCTCAAAAAATAAGTTCTCATAGCTGGGTATAAGGCATATCCATTATCTTTTGTATATCCTACAGAATATCCTTTTAGATATTCAAACCCGAAAGCTCTTAACACAAGGTGAGTATCAGAACCAGCACTACTTTCAACTTTATTACAGCTATCATTGAAAGCCCAATCGTCCACAAGAGCTGGGATATTAAAGTCTGCTTTATCTACCCACAAGTCTCTTGCACGAAAGACACTATTATCGATTGTGGAAATGTTAACCTTGTTCCAATCTTCCCACCAGAACTTAACCTCACCAAAGTGACGGATTTCCTCATCTGTGTAGCTGATTCCAGCCTTCTTAAGCTGTTTAGCCAACTTAGGAGCATTTTTTGATTCGTCTAAATCAAGACCAAAGTAGTCTTTTACCATACTTGCATAAGTGATTTTTACTAGATTTTCATTGATTCCTTGAATCTTTTTATCAAATCTCTTAGACACATGCTCTTGAAACTTACCTAAAATGTCTACCTTATGTCCATCAGTAGTATACCTTTCATTAGTGCTTCTCATAAGCATATAAGAGAATACTTTAGGGTATCTATTTAGGTTGTTATCTGAAATAAATCTTTCAAGGTCTTTGATTTTATTCTTAGGCTCTGTGTAAGCCATACCCTCATTTTTCTTACGATAAATCAGTGAGTCCAACACTTTTGAAAGCTCTTCTTTGTGGTCTTCATACCACTTTTCAGGATATGTTAAGAGTGTACGTTCCTTATCCAATCCCACAAGAGCAGTAGGAATAGGACTAGTTAGGTAAATATCCTTGAAAGTATATCCACTAGGGAATAGGCTTTGATATTCTCTTAGCTTATCTACTAAATCCCATTGACGAATAATCTCAACAAAATCTGTTTGACTATTTAAGGTTTTAACAGCTTCCACAAAATCAGCTCCATAGCCCTCAATGTCTGCTGGTGCTTCAAGGTTTGCAAGTCTTTCAAAAAGTTCCTTGTTAGTCTTTACCTCTCCCACAAGCTCCTCAAATTCTTTCTTTGATAGCATTGATTCCTTGAATGTTTCCATATTTTCTCTTGATACTGATTGCATTTTCATTTTCTTCTTTCCTTTACCTTATAAAATACATAATTCTTTCACACCGATAAGCTCACCATGTTTATAGAATTTTCTACCTGTGATATAAATCTTATCTGTGTATCCTAGCTCTTTCAAGCACTCAGCCGTTATCTTAGATACAATAATACCATCATACTTGTTCAGTAATTCTTGCATTTTTCGCTCTGTGATATTAGACCTATAATATAACTTGGTTAGCTTGATTCCTTCGATTTTTTTCTGTCTTCTTAGTGTAACCTCAGCCCTCAAAGGCTCTTCTGTCTCACAAGGCTGTATAGTGTTTACTACTGTGCCATGCCTATCTACAATGTAAATATCATGACCTGTTAAGTTTGCAAGCATTAGATATAAAACCCCTCTCTAAACACAATATCATCTACATAGTATTCTGAAAGCCTATCACCATCAATTACTTCAATATAACCTCTATTTTTGTACTTTTTGAACTTAACTAACCTATCCAAGCCCTTAACTCTAATCATTTGACCATAATTTAATACTTTATAGCTTGGTACTAGTTCAAAATATCTATCTTTTACGTCATGTACTGTTAAATTTGAGTGGTCAAAGGCTTGTAGTAATAAGTTACCGAACCTGCCATAACCCTTGACTAAGCAAGGTCTATGATAACTAGTTATTCTATACCTATCATCAGTACACCATACAATATCTCCTTCATTAAACATAAAATATTTCCCTAAACCTTTCTACCTCTTGGATTTTAAATTGTTTTACCTCATTATGTGAATCTCTACACTTTATAAAATCACAATCATCATACTCTGTAAAAACTAGCATTTCTTTAGATTTTTTGTGGATAAGTTTATCTCCTGGATTAAGTATCCCACCTTCTGGAACTAGCTCAAATACAGACTCATACACTATAAAGGTTCTACCACTATCTATAATCCTAACACACATACCTTCATCATTATAGCTCAATACTTTGCAAGGTCTATGATAGAAAGTCATTGAATATCCACTCTCTTTAGCCCATACTATATCGCCAACCTTAAACATATAACCCTCCTATTCTTACTAAGTTAAATAGGGTTAGGTTTGCGTATTTTCTCTGACCATTACCCATTTTACCATCAGAATACTTTAAAATCTTAACATAACCATGATTAGTATTATCTTCATCAATTTCCATAACTTGACAAATTAAGCCCTTGTCATACATGAATGTATCTTGATTTAGTTCAACTATGTCCCCTATCTTAAACATAAAATACACCTCTATTAATTTCTTCTACCTCATTAGATTCTCTAAACATCACCACTTTTTCCCCACTTGTAAGGTTTTCACAAAAAGCAGTTAAACCTATAACATGCAGTATTTTTACAATATTGCCCTTTTTGTGTCTTCCTACCTTATTCTTAAGCCTTACTATCATGCCCTCTTCCAGTTTCATTATCCTAATACCCTCTCTAGCTGTCTAAATTTAACCTCAAAAGGTAAATTCAATGCCTTCTGTAAATCCTTACCAAGCAAGAAAGGAGGCTCTTCTTTGTGGTCATAGCTGTATAATACAAAAACCTCAATCAGAAAGGTATCTAATACTTCAACAGTCACACGCTTATTTATAGCAGTTTGCCAAGCGTTTTTTAGCGTTCTCTTATCCATTTTAATACCTCCCTAATCTGTAACATACATGAATTGCAAAGCAGTCACAATCACAAACCCGCAAAATATAGTAAGTGAGAAAGTATAGTTTAGGTTAGCTAACACACTATACCCCAAGAAAGTAGGCAATGCCATAAATTTTAATAGTTTCATCTTTTTAATTTTCATCTTATAATACCTCTTTATCTAACATAGCCCTAGAAGGCTATATTTTGCCCTCTAACACTGTTTAATATGTATCCCCTACACTTATTAGATTCCACTCAGAAAAATCAATCTGGAACAATTCTGGTGCTTTTTTGTCCTCATCATATACTACTATAAAATGCCCTTTATCATTCCAAAACTTGCCCAAGACTTCGGCGTCTCTTACTTCCATTTTTTGATTTAAATAGTCGCTAGTATACTCAATTTTTGGTGCATCTTTTACTCCAGCAGTAGAGAAACTGCTACCAATAAAGATAAAAGCATAAAATAGCACCACAGCAATCCCCAAGAATTTAAAGATTTTATAATTCTTATTATTATTTTCCATGTTAGTTTTTATCCTTCTTTCTGTTTCCTTAATTCCTTAAATCCCAAGGGGGAATTTTACCCCCTTAAGCCTTTACAGTCTCTTCTATACCTTTACCAAAATCAGCATATACAGTAAATTCATCAATAGATGGGCGATATTTAGCATAATATGGCAATTCTAGATGGTCAAATAACCAACATAAAGCATCTCTATCACTCTTACTTTCACCGTAAAACTCTTTTACAATAGGTTTTGAATCTTTAAGGCTACCAATTCTCACAATAAGAGTTCCCCAATGGTATAGCTCAAAATCTCCTGATTCTTGGTCATAATTCATCATGTACTTGCTTTCTAAATCCCCAACAATTCCCCAACTTCTCATACGTCCATTAAGGTTTGCGTATCCAGTTTTCATAGCTTTATTAAATAATTTTTCTAGTGTTTTACTCATTTTTCTTTTCTCTCTTTCTTAATTCTTAATAGATAGGTAAGGGGAAGAATCCCCAAACCTTTACCATTCTTTAATGCTGATTGATTCACAATGGATAATAGTTTCACTTATCATAAAGTCCGTAGGCATTTTAAGATGTTTCTTAATAAGTTCCACCATTTTACCGCTATTTTTTACTTTAATATCAATGATATATGCCCCAACTTTTAACCATACATTTTCATTTGTCACTTTACATTCTGTATTGTGTATACATAGATATTCTTCATGTAGAGGATATTTTCCTTTTCTGTTAATAGTGAAAATTCCGTCAACTGTTACATTAGTATATTTTGTCTTAAATTGAATCATATATGATTCCTCCTTAAATTAAGCCTATAGGCTTTTACCTTTTGATTTTATTATATAATGCTATATTATAGACAATTCCCCTTTTTCATAGCTTTATAAGGGCAATTTGTTAAATGGTATGGAATACCATAAAGGTCAAGTCTGCTTTTTGCAATGAGATAACCAGGACTGGAAAAGTTTACCTTTGCACTAGAAAGGGCTTTTGACCAGTATATCAAGGCTATTCTGTTTGTAGCATGTTAGACGCTTATAACCCCCTAACCCTTGCAAGTTAGGCGCTAGGCTTGAACCTAGAAGGCTTATTCTTCAATTTTAATCCCTAAACCTTCAAAAATGAACTCAGGCTCAAACCATAGTAAATAATTTAAAATAGTTTCTTCAATTCCATTAGGATATAACTCTTCAATCATAGCTTCAAAAGCTGATAAGCAGTTATTTTTGATAATAGTTTCGTATGTATCAGTAGCACCAGCCCAAGGTTGGAATTTGTTAGTGATAATTTTCATGATATTTACCCCTTTATTTATTTTATCTATTATCATTATAGCAGATAAGGCTATATAAGTCAAGAGAAAAGTGAGATAATTTGCGATATTTTACTGATAAAATCAACGTTTATAAGCATTTTTCTGTATCTCTTTAACTCTTGATACTATTATAGCACTTTTGTTTTTATAACGCAATAGCTAAATCAAAAATTTTGCGTTAATTTGCGTTATTTTATAAAAATTTTATTTGTTATATTTTTGTAGAATTTTAGTATAGTAAATTATGGAATTTAAAAGAGTGTAGAAAGTGGAATAAGTGCAAGAGAGACAAGGATAATTTGGTGTATATAAGAGAGTGTTATAGCTCAAACAAGATGAGCGTTTACACTTTATGGTTGGGTGTTTTGTATGATTTTGGTGGTAAATTGCATAATTAAAGTTATGTAAACTATCTTATTTTACCCCTCAGCACTGGTATTTTGTCAAGTATAATTGACATTTATTTTTATGTAAATTGGCAAAGGTTGCTGAGTTTACGAAGCTTAAAAATTTAATATAATAATAGGGTCGATTAAAAAATGGAACTGGGAGGAGTGGGCTGGGTTCTCACTATTCACCAACAAAAGGGGTGATTAAAAAACGTGTTAGTATGACTATGACACCATACCCCTATTGGCCAATTAAAAATTAGGGTTAAAAACATGTTAGTAGCATTTCACTATTCACTCATAATATGCCTAGTTAAAAAACGTGTTAGTAGGGTAAGGGTATTGTACCCCTATTCACCAATAAAAATTACCCTTCAAAAACATGTTACCTATATAAGCCTACCCCAATTAAAAAGTAAGCTCCTAACATGCCTACCCTAATTCCCTCATTCACCACTAGATGCTGAGTTTACGAAGCTGACCTGAATCATCCAAAAACATGTTAGACATCACTGAGTTTACGAAGCTATCCTAGAGCATAATAAAAAGACCGTAGGAACGTGAACTTGTTCACTACAGTCGTTTAAGGGTTATCTGTTGCTCTTTAAAGTATTCTAGTGTTACATTTCTCTTATGGCTTGGCTTTTTAGCATAGTATTCTACAGAGTTAAGAATAATCGTGTATAGCATGTCATAAGGGTCAAATCCTACCTCATTGGCTATTGTGGTTATGTAGTGTGTAAGCTTGGGTGATGTTGTATAGAACATGCTCATATAGGACTTATAATTAAGACCCATAGACTCTAGCTTATGTGATACCAGTACACCATACTTCTTGAGTGCCATTGTGGTTCTCTGTTGAAGGTTATTTATGTACTGTGGAGCTTTTCCACTTTCTTGTGTAAGGTATTCTGAGAGCATAGAAGCATAGGAGTCATAGACTAAGGAATAGCTACCTCTGTGCTCGTATATGTAATCACCTATCATTACTCCACTAGGAATAGTTTTTCCTGTGAGTATAGGGATAAGCTTTGTGTACCTACTCTCTTTAGACAACCATTCATAGAACTCTTGTGGTAGTGAGCTAGGTAAGAGTAATAAGGGTTCTTGTGTGTTGTTATAGAGATTATACACAGTAGAGTAAAACCAATTAGCAAAGTCTTGGTCTTTCAGCACAGGGAGTAAGTAGTCCACAATGAGCCTTGATTTCTTGTGTGGGGAATAGAATGAGTTTGAGAGTTCACAAAGCTCTTCTGTGGAAATGTTTAGCTCTTCACACAGCCCTTTAGCTCCTCCAAATAGCTTGCTTACTGTGTACATTGGTCTTTCACGATAGGTAAGTTGATGCACAGAGACCTTGTAGCGAGTTTTAATGAATTTTTTAACTTGAGTTTTTAAGTCTTGGTCTACTAGCGCTTTATCTTCAAATTGGATAGCGAGTGTGTATTCTTCCTTGGTGGCAAAGGTAGTTCCACGTTCTTTTTTATCACTGTCAAAGTGCCAAATAATTTTTGTGTTCATGATTAAGTCCTCACAGAATAGTATAGCACACAGCCGATTAAAAATCAAGAGGTAAATGTCAATTATTCTATTTATTCTTTTGTGCGGTATGTAGAATATGTAACTAATTGGTGGTTATAGAATATTACTTAATTATATATTATATATAATACTAGTCTATAGTATATATAAGCTACCGCAAATTATTCTACAGCTTTATTATAGGATATGTACTCTTTTGATGGTAATAGAATATAGCTTTATAATATATAATATATATACTAGAATATATAGTATATGTGAGGTATCTCATTTTATTCTACACAGATAAAGTAGGACTATGTAATGTTTTGATGGTTATAGAATTAAGCTTTAAAATATATTATATATAATACTAATACTTAGAATTATAGTATAAGGGTTATATAAGCAATAAAAAGATACATATTCGTGTGACTTGTAACACCAAGCAAAATGTCCGCAAACAAGTTGCAAACATTTTTTGGGTACAATATAAATTTTTCACAGACGAGTGTTGACATAAATGTCTTTGTGTGTTATAATTTATACATGGTTAAGATTTTATCTCTTGACCTTTCGACAAAGAGTTCTGGCTACTGTGTGATTAGTAATGGTTCTGTGATTGATTATGGTACTATAGCTTCACAGGATAAAGACTTTACGGTGAGAGGTCAATACATGGCAGAATTTGTGAGATTGCTCTGTGAGAAGTATGGAAAGTTCGACAAAGTAGTGATTGAAGAGCTTAAAGTCATCTCAAATCAGAAAACACTTGTGATGTTAGCGATTGTGCAAGGAATGGTTCTTAGAGAGCTTAATAATTCTCTTGTGGAATTTGTATCACCTACTGTGTGGAGAAAGCAATTCTCACTAAATGGCAAACGAGAGGAAGCCAAACGAAAGGCTATAGCTCTGTGTACAAGCCTAGGATATAAAGTCAAGAATGATGATGAAGCAGAAGCAATTCTCATTGGACTTTTCACACTTGACAAGTTTGTTTCTGTGTGATATACTAGGTAACGAGATTATAGTTCCCTCCCACCATAGGCGAGAATGGTGTGGAATATTTCACTTGGCGAAAATCGTCAAGCCTCCTTTCAAGTTTTTCCTACAGAGTTATCCTTTCCTCTGTGGGTTTTGTCCTCATAGCCAAGTCTGGTAAGGCTCTAGGTTGCAACCCTAGGAGCGTTGGTTCAAATCCGACTGGGGACTTTTGGTTGATAGGTATCACTCTTGTGAATACTAAATGGTGGTTATTCCCACCATAAGCCCTTAAGGGTAAAGTTAATAAGTTTAATTGAGCACGACGTAACCACATAGGTCTTCTAAACCTATCTCATAAAACTGTGGGAAGGACGAGTAGAGGTTCAATTCCTCCGTTGTGTATGGAGTTTACTATGGATTTCAGATTGGATAAAGGTGTAGGGTATATGTATTGTTATAACCCATCACATCCTCTTGCAAATAAAGCTGGTAAAGTGTATGAACATAGATATGTTATGTCTTTGCATTTAGGTAGATGGTTAAACACTGATGAAGTTGTTCATCACAAGGACAAGAATAAAACTAATAATGACATTAGTAATCTTGAGCTGACTAATGTAAGAGAACATGCAATTATACATGCTCTTGAAAATGGTACAGTTTACGAGGAAAGGTTCTGTGAACACTGTTATAAACCTTTTAATACTACGGAAGCTAGAGACCAAAGATTCTGCTCAGTTGAATGTGTTAAACGCAATTCCAAACGTTTTGAAGTTCCTGAAGATAAGCTCAATGAATTGCTGTGGAAGTATCCTACAACTCACATTGCTAAAATGTTCGGTGTTAGTGATAAAGCCATAGAGAAGAGAGCAAAGAAATTTGGTCTAACTAAACCACCAAGAGGTTATTGGGCTAAATTAAAAGCAGGTAAACTTATTAACTCTTAGGGGGTTCGACTCCCTCTAAGGGCATAAATTTTTAGAAAGGTAAAGATAATGGCTAGTAAATCAAAATTATACTCTGAGACTATGAGAGAGTTAAGCTTGCTTGATGAAAAGTCACTAGAGCTTTACCAAATGCGTTGGGGTCTAATTGACGTAGATGAAACATTACTCAGCGAAGTTGGCTTTGAGGTCTATTCCCAAATTCCTCCTTGCACTCCAGTAGCTAGAAATGCAATGTTACAGATTATGGCTTCCTTCGAGGATAGCTATGAGCGTAAAGAGTGGGCTGACCGTATTGAAGGTAAAGCTACACAAACTACAGTCAATGTGAACCATGATACTAAAGATGGTGTTGATGAGCTTAAAAACTACACCAAAGCCAAACTTGACGAGTTGTTTGGAGATATGTAATGGCATCACACAGTCCTAGAGAAGACCTCTTCCAAAAGCATTATGATGAGATAGTATCCTTACTTGAAGCCTTTGTGAACTCCGTTGTAGTGAGTGGAGATTACCTAAGTGCTGAATCTTCCCTAATTGGATACTTGATTGACATGTATTCCTCTGTGTTCTTAGACGAGATTGATTATATCCTTGATGCGCTTGGTGTTGATTTAGCACCAGAGGAAATAATTGAGATTAGAAACGGTGTGAATACTTCTGCTTTTGCAAGAAGCAACTATGGCAGGCTAAAAGAAATCTTAGATGCTCATGCTAGTGACCTTAGAGCCAAGCTGATTGATTCTATTGACACAATTTCCTTTGATGACATTGTGAAAGAGTTCAGTAGTAACCTTGAGCGTTTGGCTTTGAGTGAAGTACAAATGGGTATTGAGAAGGCTTCTGTGGAAAGTGCCAAGTTATTTGAGCTTGTTACAGAGAACTCCATTCTCAAGACATGGAACTGTATTGGTGATGCCAATACTTGTCCTACATGTTTGGCAATGAATGGATTGACTATACCTGTGACAGAAAGTTTCTCAGCAGTAGCTCCTTCTGTGGGCATTGTTGAGCAATTAAGCTATACTGGAGGAGATATAGTCTATGCACACCCAAGATGCAGATGTTGGGTCACTTATTCAAAAGCGTAAGGTACTCTCAAATCGTGAGAAGTTATCTATCCTTCTTGACCAAGTAACCCCACAAGACCAACTTAGAGATGCTGTGAAGGGTAAAATCCCTAAGCACTTTAAGCGTAACACCATTCGAGAAAGACATGGCTTTGAGAAAGAGCTTGAATATTACAAGTTAGGGTTTACAACAGCCCTTTCTGAGTTTAATTTAGAGCTTTGGTGGTCTCAAGCAGTCCAATTCGGTGCTTTCCTAAGTGGTGACTACAAGACTGGTTACTGTGTAGCAACTCCTCGTTATGGTAAGTCATTCTTGTGTGGGATAATGTCTAACCACTTTGCCTATGAAGGTGAAAACTGTTATGCTGTAGGCTCAACACAAGAATACTCTGGTATCATTATCCAACACGCAAGAGAAATCTTGGTAAATGCTCACCCTGATGTTAAGGCTATGCTCTCTTTTGATGAGAAAGATGTAACAGCAGTAGATAAGCGACTTAAACGTGGTCTATCCTCATTCTCTAGTGAGGGTTTCACCTTCCGTAATGGAGGTAAATTGGAGGGTCTTAGTGCTGGTTCTAACTTCACTGACCCATCTAAAATCCACGTCATTGGTCGTGGTGGTAATATGTTTGGAGATGAAGCATCAGATATTTCACCTATAGCCCTTGGTCACATGGGTCGTAGGGAATTTGAATCTGATGATGGACGTAAGCTCATTATGTATCTAATCTCTAACCCTCGTTCGCTTAACAACTTCTATGACTTCATGACTAATGAGGACTTAGCTGATGATGAGTTTGTAATGTGGCTTGACGTTGTGACAGCCGTTGAAGAGGGTAGTATTCAATACACCAAAGAAGAGCTTATGCGTTCACAGTTCACCATTACAGAGGATTCTATTCGTGAAAACCTTCTGTGTGAGTTTCCTACAGAGCGTTCAGCGTTCTTTGATTCCTCACCTAATGTGCTAGATTCCTTTGACCCTAAATCAGAGGAATATGACTACTTCATTGGTGTGGATAGTGCCTATAAAGGTGCTGACAGTATTCAAGTTACTGTTACTGTGGTAGATAAGCGTAATCACTTCACTGTGCTAGATACGAAAGATATTAAGCCTGCTGAGTGGATAGATGGTATTACTGCCATAGAAATTGTTGACAAGATTGTGACTCTAGCTAACAGACTCAATGCCAAAGCTATTGGTATAGATGCTGGTGGAGGAGCACATATTGTACAACCATTGAAAATGAGAAGACTAGGTGGAAAGCTAAAGTGCCCTGTGTATGACATTAACTTTGGTGGAAAACCTACAGAAATTAAAGTATTGGCAAAAGACCCTAGTGCTGAATATGCCTATAACAGAAGAGCAGAGATGCACCTAATGTTAAGAGGTATGATGGAAGCACAGAGGGTATCCTTTGTTAAATCTGTGTGGGATAGTATTAGTCGTCAAATGTCCTTTGTGTCTGAGATTCAGAAACCAGAGGATAGGCTAGTTAAAATACGTCCTAAATCAGAAATTAAGAAATTGTTAAAACACTCTCCTGATGAATTGGATAGTGTGTTGCTATCATTACATGTAGCTGAGTTATTCTACCTTGGAGGTTCTTAATGAGCTGTGGAAAGTGCAAAAAAGATGACTGTGGTGGCTCTTGTGCAATGGATAGATACTTCAATGCTGAGTATAAAGATAGACTGATTTTTCAGAGTTCAGGTTTTAGAGGAGCACCAGTAGGTGAGAATCTAGAGGACATTGAAAGGTTAGCTCTTGACCTTCCTGATGTTGATTATATCCTAGATAATATTGTGAACTACATGTTTACAAACTATCTAACCACAGAAGACTTCACTAAGGACGAAACACTCAGAAAGTATCTCTATGCACATAACTATAATGGTCAGAGAAACTATGATGTATTAAAACAAGTAGCCAAAGGTTATCGTAAGTATGGTTATTATGGAATATTAAACACTGGTGAGGGTCTTGTGGGAGTTCACCCTAAAGATATTCTTGCTTGTGTGATTGATTACCCTAAGATGCCTGTGCTTAGACAGACCCTTACCTACTTGATTAAAAACAATAATATCTTTGTGACACCTTATGACCGTAAGACAGGGAATCCTAGAGTAGCTAGTGATTATTCTGAGGACGACATTAAGGAAATCCTCAAAGACCCTGAACGGTTCAAGAATGAGGTAATGGTTGTTACAGAAGACCAATTCGCTTGTGTGAGGTTAGATACTTCCCAAGTATTCTGTATGTCTCCATTGCTTAAAGACCGTAAGCGTGTTGAACTTATCCTCAATATCTTGAATCGTATGAACTATGATATTTCTAGGAATGGTATTGGTACGATTGCTTTGCAAGCCAAGGATACCCTAGAAGAGCAGATTGAGGAAAGTGTAGAGCAAGGAACAGCGTTTGGAAGTGGTGAACTACTTGATATGGGTAGACAAGCCAAAGAAGAGCGTAACCAAAAGATTGTGGAAGATATGAATGCTTTTGCAGAAAAACTCTCTGAGACAGAGTTCAATGATGCTATTGTGTATTCAGGAAACTTCCAAAATCTTGAGCAACTTGAGCGTGATACCAAAGCTACAGATTTCTTGGACTACCTATCGCAGTATGTTCCAGCTATTATCTGTCAAATGTTTGGAGTTCCAGCACGTCTCTTTGACCTTAACAAAACTGTGTCTAACATTGGTACTTATAGTATCATTGACAACTCTATGAAGAACACCATTATTCCAATGCGTGACCATTTCATGGGACAGATTGTTAAGTTGCTCCAAAACGCTACAGGGCTTACAGAGCATATTAAGTTTGATAGTTATGAGTTTACAACCAACTATAACTACAATAACGACATTTATATTCTTGACGTTTATGATAGACTGAAAGGTATTGATGAGAATATGGCAGAAGCCTATTTGAAGAAAAATTTGATTGTGTAGGTAAGAAATGACAAGTAAGATTATGAGTATTGAGGAGCTATCAAAACTCCAAGGTAACTTCCAAGATGCAGTCCAAAGTGATGCTCCTGTGGCTATTCAAACAGCTACAAACTCTGTAGTAAATGGTGATAGCACAAAGATTGGAAGTATTACTCCGAAAGACTATACTGTGACTTTATGGTTGCCTATTGTTGGTCAAGCTCCTGCTGGAGCTGAGATTGTACAAGATGGTAAAGCCTATGTACAAGAGGTCACTGCTAAAGAAAAGTATATTACACCTCGTATTGCTCGTAAGGTTCGTAACTATGCTTCAATCATCTCTATTGCCTTCACAGACTTTAGAGAAGATGGCTCTACAGAAATCTACACACCAGATGATTTATTCAAAATCTATGAGGTGTTTGATGATAACGTGATTGATGCTTGTGAGAAATTGGTAGGAGAGGTTCTAGGGATTCCTGAACACCTTACAGCCTATATCACAGACGTATCACTTATTGAGAACTGTGGAAAAATCCTAAGAGAGAACCCTTCGTTTTTTCAAGTTGATTAGTTACCTAGTCCGTTATAACTGGGCATTTACTCAAGGGGCAATTAAGCCCTTAGATGAGTATAAAGGTCTAGCTTATGAGGATATGGTAGTAGTTGAGCTTGATGATGTAGAAGAAATGGCTCTCACTCTGTGTAAAGAATACAATATGGACTATGGCTATGTTCTTGATAGAATGTACTACCCTGATGTCACTGTGATTTATGCTAAGTTGGCTAATGAGAAAGCCTTCACAAGCTATAATGATTACTTAAACCTAGATGAACAAAGTCAAGGTAAGTATGTGACAGACTATGGTAAGCCTAAGCCTTATGTGTATCAAATCCTATCTGTGGATAAGCAGAGAGCAAATATTGAAGATAAAAAAGACGGACTTAGAAACATGTACCGTCATGGAGGAAAACTAGATGACTAACCTTATTTCAGACGTACTTGGTTTCTTAGATGAGAAACGTAGCAAGATTACTCCTGAATATGTACGTTCTGGTAAACCTGTATATACTCTTCGTAAGTATGCAGAGATTACAGACCTTGATGCAGAAGTGCTAATCAACGGTGGAGAGATGAACGTTACGCAAAAGATTCCTACAATCGGTGCTAACGGTAATATGCTTCGTACACCTCGTACTTCTTACGCTGTGAACGTAGACGTAGCCTTTGATAATCGTGTGAAAGTAGCTACAGAAACACTAGAAGATGGCTCTACTGAGAAAGTATACACCTTTGTGGTTGACCAACGTGCCTTGATGGAACAATCATCAGGACATATTTATGCTAACTATGTTATTGGTTATGTAGTAGGTAATGGAGCACCAACTGGTAAGAAGCCTAAACCAGAGGTTCGTGGAGTTATCCATATCAAGGAAGATGAGTTCATTAACGACTTTGATACTACCTTTGATACACAAGCAATGGAAGACATTATGGACATTATCAACAAGTATAAACTTGAGCATGGTACTGCAAAAGTAATTTCTAACATTGAGTTCTAACTAAAAGTCATGAGAGTTGTCAAACTCTCTTTTTTTGTTATACTATTATTAGAACATTCATGGAAAGGAGCATATACATGGCTACGATTAAAGTTCCAATTATGCACTTAAAGCTAGAAGTTGCTGGTGAGACTAAAGAGTTCAAATCACCATTGGCAGAAACAATTCTAGCACAAGTACGCAAAGTTGTAGTTGGTCAAGAGCAAGTTCAGTATTATGATGTAGAAGCAAACAAGTTTAAATCATTTACTTACTGCTGTGGGGATAAATACTCATTCGACTACACTGTGGAAGAAGTTAAGCTCAAAGATACTGAGTTTGATTGCTATGGTTTCCCTATCACATACGCTGGAGATAAATAATGGAAGTTAAAACAGTAAGCCAAACTTACGAGGAATACCTCCGTGAAGTCCGTGCAAAGCAATTTGGACGTGAATCTGATGTCATCTCTAAGATTACAGAAGGCACATTAGTTAAGGTGGTAGATAATGAGTAAGTTTAGGGTTGCTCGCTTTCTCCAACGTGATTTAGTAGTTCGTGTAAACTTCTTAAACGAACGTGGTATTATTCAAAATCAACGCAAGTTCTTTGAGTTCTACCCAGACAACAATCAAGAGAGCAATGGTTGGTATACAACTACTGACCAAGTTCTCCTTGAGAGTATTAAGGAAGCTACAGAACAACTACCTTTCACACCAGAAACAGAAGCAGGTTTGAAGAAAGATGGAGTTCCATACGAGTATTCATACTGTGCATCTTGTGGTGGCAAGAAAGTGAGAAAATTAAAGTACAATTTGTTTGAGGTTATTGACTAATGCCAGTTAAAACACAGATAGCAGAGAGAATTATGAATGAAATCAATAGTTATATTGAGAAGAAAGATAATCTTGATGCAATGATGAACCTCTCAGCTCACAAGCAAGAGGTAGAACGTCTGTCTGTGGATAAGGTTGATAATTCAGAAGGGTACATGACACTACTATCAGAGGGTTCTGTGCTCTATACAGACGACACTATTCGTTTGTATTTGTGTAAAGGTACACTCAAGAAATGGTATGACAGTATTGATGGTACTTTTGAAGGATATGTCTCTACAGGTCATAGAGATTTAAACTCTTACCCTGTTAGAGAAGGTTATTTTAAGAAATCAGACCTTAAATTGGTACAAGATGAGAATGGTCGCTATGACCTATTGGTAAAACCCCATGTAAATCTAGAATTGAGCAACATGAAAGACCTTATCTTACAAGATGAGCCTTTTGCCATTTCATCAGAGTTTCTGTGGTATGCTAAAGAAATACAAGACAGTGACATTGAAGAATATGCCAAGCTAGTTGTTTATAACATTGAGCATGGTGGGGATATTGACGTACCAATCACAGACGAAATTGAAATTACAGGGTTCTCCTTTGTGGGGAATCCAGGAAATGCAAAGAGTGGTGGATATGAGCCATCACTACTAGTAAGAAATGAGGAAGAACACTTGAATAAGAAAGAAATTCTAGACAAAGTGCTTGCTCACCTTTCAGCAGAAGTAGCTCCAGAAGAAGCAGTTACAGAAGAAGTAGTTGCTACAGAGGAAGTTGTAGAAGTTGAAGAACCAGTAGTAGAAGAAGTTAAAGAAGAAACTGCTGTGGAAGGTGATACATTAGCACAAGCTATCGCATCTATTGAAGCGTTGAAAGCAGAAGTTGAAGAACTTAAAGCAGAAAATGCTGAATTGAAAGCTACTGTGGCTGAAAAAGAAGCTAATGAGACTGCTGTAGATGCACAACTTGCTAAATTGGCTACATTGTTAGATAAAGCTAACCCTGTGGTAGAAAAAGCAGAAATCAAAGAAGAACAACCTGTGAACCGTTTTGGACGTGTTCGCTTTGGAGGACAATAAAGTGAGTACAACTAATTTTGATATTTTGTTGGGTGAAGCTATTGATAACTTGTATGAGCGTACTAAAGCCCAACTAGCAACTAAAGAAAACTTCACTAATGAAGATGGTAAAATCCCATTCGGTATCTCTCGTGACTGGTCTAAAGCAGTACCCTCACTAAGAGAAGTAGGTATGGGTGATGAGCTAGTTAACGATATTCTTAAGCGTTTTGAGCAATCAAGTTTTGGTGCTTTGAGACAAGCTAAGAACGGTGACTGGATTATTGAAGGTATTACTTGGGGAACAAAAGCACCAGACTTTGCTAATGACAATTCTGATGCCTGCTGTTTTACTGAGAAGTTCACTATGCAAGCTACTGGTGATGCTACTCCTGTACGTTACCTATGTTTTAAAGACTGTGAAACTCGTCTTGACCGTTTGATGAAAGACAAAATGCACTTCAAACAAGGAGACCTTATCAATATCTTCCAACGTTTGGGTATGTCTTATGAAGAAGCAGAGCAATTTATGGCATGGTACACATTCGCCTTTATCGTTCAACGTCATATCGTTCAAGGTATGTTGAACTTTAGTGGTCAAGGTCTACGTCCATTCGCTGGTGTGGCTGAAATGATGTCTCACCCAGGTGTAACTCCTATTGATGCTTCTGGTTCAGTTATTGGTGCTTTCCGTCAAGTAGCTTGCTACCTAGATGTATTGGATAACCAATCAGCACGTTACAAAATCTATGTACACCCACTAACTCTTCGTGGAATCAAAGCTGAAATTGTACCTGGTAAAGATGGTAAACTACCTCAAGGCTGGTCTGTGAACGGTGAGTCTATCTCATTCAAAGGTATTCCATTTGGTGTATCTTACCACTTGCCTTATGACCTTGAGAAAACAATGACTGGTGAAGCCTATGTAATCGACTTGGCTCGTGTAGAAGCATTGACTCAATATGACTTGTTCGTACCTCAATCTTCAATCCACACAGTTCGTACAGAAGATGTTACAAAACCAGGATGTGAAGTAATCTGTGATAAATATGAAAACTTCGGTTTGGTACATACAAACTCACACATTTCTCACCTTCTTGTGGCAAACATTCCTCTTGAGCAAACTTGCCCTGCTGTGGTATTTGAACGTATCCAAGGTCTTCTTACAGGTCTTAACCCATTCCCAATGGCTACAATCCCTGCTAAATAAGGAGATAAGTTATGCAACCAGCTCTTGAACTAATTAAGATTACTCAAAATCTTCAAGAAAGATGTGGTTGTTTTGACTGTGATGATGGTGCAACTATGCAAAGGTACATGGAGAGCTTTCTCCGTGTCCTTGCTAGATTGCTCTGTTGGACTGATGGTGAATGTTCAACGATACTAAGAGCCTTAAGACATGAAGTAATTCCACTCACGAGTTTTCACCTCTGTGGGTGTGATGCTATGGTGGAGGTTAAGCCTTACTATTGGAAAGGTTTTGACCCCACTACACTTAAGGTGTACATGCACAAGAGAAAAGGTCTTGAGCGTGAAGAGTATGAGCTAGATACAGATAAATGGAATTGGTCTTTTGTAGATGGTACAATCCTTGTGAATGTAACTGATGAGCTAAGTCCTTGCTGTAAATGCTATGACCCTTGTTCGTGTGAAGCTGAGTATAAACTTGTGCTTGACTATGAAGCAGGTTACACCTCTGAAACTCTACCTGACTGTGTGTATGATGCAATGTGTCACTTCCTAAATATCTTTATTGCCTATCAGAATGACTGTGGTACTTTAGATGAGTGTGCTAATATGGATAGATTGGCTGTAGGAGCTGTGCTCAAGCAGAAATCAGTAGACTATATTGTACGAGAATGGACAGTAGACCAATCAAGTATTGATAGGTATTATGTGAAGCTCATAAATACATGGGCATTACAAACACTAAGTTCACTATCACTGTGTAAGAGGGTTTACACAGATAATATGTATTTGACCATTGGAAGAAGGAAAGAATGTTAGTAAGATATAATGGTGAATATGCTAGAGAGTCACGCTCTTATGGCTGTTCAAAGTGTGGTACTGGACGTTCAATCAATGGTGTGGAGACTTATAAGACTGTGTATCGTACCTACTATAGTGGTCGTCTTTATATCTTTGAAAAAGATAAGGTATACCCAGTAGATGATATTCTAGGTAAGTATTTGAAAAACCTAAAATACACAGACAAAGATGGAAACATTCGCAACCAATTTGAGGAAGTTCCAGATAACATGGAGAGTACATACACCAATACGGACAATGAGATGACCCTATAAGGAGGTTATCATGGCTCTCCCTTGGAATAATAAGGAAATCCTTGTGTTAAGGCAAGGTACTGCTACTCCAACTTATGATGAGAATAGTAGGCAAGTAATGAAGTGTTTATGGGAAGAAGTGGAGCATATTAAGTGTGTAGACCACATGCCAACGTCAAGAGGAGCTGAAAGTGATGCTACAACAACGCATAGCTTAGAGACTTCAAGACAGCTAGAAACATTTTATTTTTCATTACATAACCAATCCCATGATTGTGATTTTGATATTAAACATGGGTATTATATATTGCAGAGAATTTCTACAAGGTGTAACAGATTTAGTTGCCCAGAAGATGCTGGTTATCTATTTTGGAAAGTGGTAGCTAGTAGAACGTATGAGATTCTTCCTGGTTGCTGGGATGTGAAATTAACTGGTGAGAGATTAGCTGGACGTGAAAGTGAACAGCTACTCTTAGAGTGTAAGCCTTATGTAAAACAACTACAGGGGGTGATTACTCGTGACCACGATTGATATTCATGACTGGAAAGGGATAGAGTTTGCAAAAGAGTTTGTAGACTTTACTGTGACAGGTATGCTAG